GTAACCGATGCCAGCGGAGCCAATTTGACACCAGTCTATGTGGATCCGGTGCGTCTGCCGGGTGCGGTTTCCATTTCCATTGATGCAAACGGCGAAAACGAAAATTTTTATGCCGACGACATCGTATACTACGTAATTTCCAACAATTCTGGCTATGAAGGTGATTTGGAAATCGCCCTGATTCCCACAGATTTCTCTACAGATATTCTGGGAGAAATCCTGGACAGCAACGGCGTTCTGGTGGAACGAAATGATGATGAAGTATCGCAGTTTGCATTGCTGTTTGAATTCACCGGAGATAAGCGGAAAATTCGTCATGTTCTCTATTGCTGTTCCGCCTCTCGTCCGGCAACAGAGGGACAGACTACCGAGGACAGCAAGGAAGTAAAGACTGAAACTATCTCCATCAAGGCTTCAGCACTGCCCAACGGTCTGGTAAAGGCAAAGACCTGTGAATCCACAGATGCTTCTACTTATGATGGCTGGTACAAGAACGTATACACACCGGCAGTCGGAACGACTTCCAAGACCACTGTGAAAGCGTAAGGAGAGTGTAGCATGGCAATTCAGAAGAACATCACCATTGATGGTATTGATGTGCCGTTTAAGGCAAGTGCGGCAGTCCCCAGACTGTATCGTCTGAAATTTCGCAGAGATATTTATCAGGATTTTGCAGCACTGCAAAAGTCTGTGGGAGAAAATACAGAGGAATCCTCCGCACTGGATATTGAAAGCCTTGAAGTATTTGAGAATATCGCCTACATCATGGCAAAACACGCCGATGCAGCCATTCCGGCATCGCCGGACGAGTGGCTGGAACAGTTTAACACGTTCAGCATTTACGAGATCTTGCCGCAGCTGATCGATCTCTGGGGTTTGAACGTAGAAACGCAGGTCAAGTCTAAAAAAAACATCGCCCGATTGACCGACCGATGACCACACCGCTGTTTTTGTTGCGGTGCGTTCAGCTTGGTTTGTCAATGGGCGATTTGAATTTTTTGACCATTGGTCTGGTGAATGATATGTTCACCGAACGGGAGAATGACGAATATGACGGCTGGCATGAGGTTGCTGGGCAGGCGGATTTTGATGCGTTTTGATTTTATTCAGCAATTACAGCATCATCTGCTGTGTATCCTTCAAGAGAATTTTCCTTAACCTGAATACATACAAAACTGATTTCAGAATCGTCCCCTGCAAAGAACTGTCTTTTTGCTGACGGAGCAATTCTCATAAAATCTCCCGCATTTAATTCAACAGTTTCATCATCAATAACAGCCTTACCTTTGCCTGAAAGAATGATGTAGATTTCTTCATTCTTTTTGTGCGAATGAACAAACGGAACACCAGCACCTGCCGGAAGGTTGTTCACGCTGATTTCAGCACCTGTAAGAGAAAGCTTATCGTGAAGTTCTGTTCTTGCATCATGTGCGACACTTACCTTTGTAAAATTATTCATTATCGTTACCTCCGAAAATTTAATTGTTGTAACCTGTTTGATTACAACTAAATTCTATCACACTCTTGCTGTAATGTCAATAGTTACAACAGCATTTTGTATATTTGCACAATTTCTCACTTGCTTTATTGTAACAGTTGACATTACAACTAAATTGTGCTAAAATAAAAGTATAAATTACATGGAGGAACAAATATGCAATTTTCATCTCGATTAACAATAGCAACACATATTTTATTATGTATAGAGATTTTCAAAGATGACTATAAGGTTACTTCAAACTTTCTTGCCGGAAGTATCAATGTGAATCCTGTCATTGTCAGAAATATATTAGGATTGCTTTCATCGGCTGGAATTGTTGAAATTAAAGCTGGGATTGGCGGTGCGTCATTGGCAAAATCTCCTGATGAAATCACAATGCTTGATGTATTCAAGGCAGTTGAAAAAGAAGAAGCTCTTTTTCATTTTCATGAAAATCCAAATTCAAATTGTCCGGTAGGAAGAAATGTTCACCGTGTACTGGACAGCAAACTGGATAATATACAAACGGCAATGGAAAATGAACTTGCTAAAATCACTTTAAGCCAACTCGTAAAAGAAACAAAAGAAAAAATTCAATCATAGAAATAAATGATATGATTTGCACTTGCTTCGGCAGGTGCTTTTTTCATGCCCTCACGGAGGAGGTGAAACCGCATGGCAAACCGCATCAAAGGCATTACCGTAGAAATCGGCGGTGATACCACCAAGCTGTCCAAGGCACTGGAAGGTGTCAACAAGGACATCAAAGGCACGCAGACGCAGTTGAAAGATGTCCAGAAACTACTGAAGCTTGATCCCACCAACACGGAACTTTTATCCCAGAAGCACAAACTGCTGGCAGATGCGGTGTCTGCCACCAAAGAAAAGCTGGAAGTACTAAAAACTGCCGCAGAACAGGCAAACACCGCTCTTGCAAATGGTGAAATCTCACAGCAGCAGTATGATGCTCTACAGCGTGAGATCATCGAAACTGAAAACGAACTGAAACGCCTGACCACAGAAGCAAACAATTCTCACACCGTCTTGGAAAAGATGGGTGTTCTGGGTGAAACGCTGCAGTCCGCCGGAGACAAGATCTCCGGTGTGGGACAAAAGCTGCTGCCGGTCACCGCTGGTGTCACGGCTCTGGGCACCATTGCTGTGAAAACTGGTGCGGATTTCGATTCTGCCATGTCAAAAGTGGCAGCGGTGTCCGGTGCGACCGGTTCAGAGATGGATGCCCTCCGGGAAAAAGCCCGTGAAATGGGCAGTAAGACAAAATTTTCAGCGAGTGAAGCTGCGGAAGCCATGAACTATATGGCGATGGCAGGCTGGAAAACCAACGATATGCTCAGCGGTATCGAAGGCATCATGAATCTTGCCGCCGCCAGTGGCGAAGATTTGGCATCTACTTCAGACATTGTCACAGACGCTCTGACCGCTTTCGGTTTGTCTGCTTCGGACAGCGGACACTTTGCGGATATTCTGGCGGCTGCAAGTTCCAATGCCAATACCAATGTCAGCATGATGGGCGAAACTTTCAAGTATGCTGCTCCGGTACTGGGTTCTTTAGGCTATTCTGCTGAAGACTCTGCCATTGCCATCGGTTTGATGGCGAATGCCGGTATCAAATCCTCACAGGCTGGTACAGCACTGCGTTCTGCCATTACCAATCTGGCAAAGCCGACCGACACGGTGGCAGCTGCCATGGAACAGTACGGCATTTCTCTGACGGATAGTTCCGGCAAGATGTATTCTCTGCGGGAACTCATGGAACAACTCCGTCAGAAATTGGGCGGACTTTCTGAGGCAGAACAGGCACAAGCAGCCGCTTCACTTTTTGGTCGAGAAGCGATGTCTGGGATGTTGGCAATTATCAACGCATCACCATCAGATTTTGAGAAGCTGACAAATGCAGTAGATACTTGTTCCGATACGGTAGATGGCTACAATGGCACGACTGAAAAAATGGCAGCTACTATGCAGGACAATCTTGCAGGACAGTTGACTATTTTGAAATCTCAGCTGGAAGAACTTGCAATCAGTTTTAGTGATATTCTGATGCCTACCATTCGCTCCATTGTTTCCCGTATTCAGGAACTGGTGGACAAGCTGAACCAATTAGACCCGCAGACCAAGGAAACCATTGCGAAAATTGCACTGGTGGCTGCTGCTCTGGGTCCGATGCTGATAGTATTGGGAAAGACCATTTCCAGCGTGGGGACGGTATTTTCCGCAGTGTCCAAACTGCCCGCCCTTTTCTCTGCTGTGCAGAGTGGCATCGGAGCCATTACCGGAGCGTTGGGCGTGTCATTAGGTCCGTTGCTTGCCATTATCGCAGCTGTCGCCGCTCTGGTGGCTGCCTTTGTGCATCTCTGGAAAACCAATGACGAATTCAAAAGCAACATCATCGCCATCTGGGAGCAAATCAAAAGCACCTTTACCGGATTGACACAGGGCATCACTGACCGGTTAAATGCTCTGGGATTCGATTTTGAGAGTTTCACCGATGTGCTGAAAGCAGCGTGGAACGGGCTGTGCAATCTGTTAGCTCCCATTTTTGAAGGCGTCTTTCAGAATATCTCTAATATTTTCTCTGGATTTGCAGATATTCTCTTAAATTCACTTGATGTACTGATCGGTCTGTTTACTGGTGACTGGGAGCAATGCTGGGACGGCATCAAGGGTATTTTTACGTCTATCTGGAATTTCGTTGTCAACACGTTCCGCAATATCATGAATACCCTGAAAGGCATTGCAGATGTGGTGCTGGGGTGGTTCGGAACAAGCTGGAACGAAGTCTGGACTTCCATCAAAACATTTTTCGTGGACACATGGAACAGCATTGCTTCCTTTTTCACGGGAATCGTTACCGGAATCCGGGACTTTTTCGTCAACACTTGGACGTCTATTTCCAATACCTTCACCACCATTGTCACTGCCATTCAGACGGTGGCAACGACTGTATTTACGGCGATTCGGGATTTCTTCACCACGATTTTTACAGCGATCTACAACTTTTTCAGCACGATTTTCAATGCCATTTACAACGTGGTTTCTACGGTTTTTCAGGCAATTTATAACGTCATTACGACCGTTTGGAATGCCATTTACACCACCTTAGAACCGCTGATCACAGCATTCGGCTATCTGTTTCAGACGATTTTTGAAGCCATTCAAATCATTGTGGGCAGAGTGATGGACTGGATCTCGGAGAAGATCAGTGCCATTTGGAATGCGATCGTGGCGTTTTTAACACCGATTTTAGAAGGCATCCGAACGACATTTGAAACCATCTGGAATGCTATCTCCAATACAATCTCCACGGTTTTGACGGCAATTCAAGATACGGTAACGACCATCTGGAATGCGGTATCAGGTTTCATTTCTTCTGTTTTGTCAGCGATCTGGAATGTGATTTCTTCCATCTGGAACAGCATCTCCGGTACGATTTCCAGTGTGATGAATGCCATTTTTTCTGTGGTATCCTCCATCTGGAATCAGATTTCTTCTGCGGTTTCCAATGTTCTGAACGCCATCCAATCGGTGGTATCTAACATCTGGAACAGCATCAAGAGCACCATTTCCAACGTGATGCAGAGCATTTCTTCTACGGTGTCCAGCATCTGGGACAACATTCGTTCTGCGGTTTCCGAAAAAATCAGCGGCATCAAATCCACCATTCAGAATGGGTTTGATGCCGCTGTGGGATATATCAAGGGACTGGCTTCCGATGCTTGGAACTGGGGACGGGACATCATTCAGGGAATCATTGATGGCATTCAGAGTGCCATCGGCTGGCTGGCGGACTGCGTCACCAATGTTGCCGATACCATTCGGGATTTCCTGCACTTCTCCGTCCCGGACAAAGGACCGCTGACGGACTACGAGAACTGGATGCCGGACTTTATGAAAGGACTGGCAGACGGCATCGACAAGAGCAAAAAGTATGTGGAAAAAGCCATAGGCGGTGTGGCGAAAGCCATGCAGCTGACTATGGATTCTGATTTGAATTACAGTTTGCATGGAATCTCCGGAGCCATGCTGCCCGGCAGTTCCGGTGGAACGGTGAACAATTATTACAATACCGACAACCGGAAAACGGTGAATCAGACGAATCAATCGCCGAAGGCACTTTCACGGTTGGAGATTTATCGGTTGACACGGAATGCGTTGAATGTGTAAATGGTTACAGTCCCGCTCTGACATAATATAATCTATCGGATATTGTTTTTGCGATCTCCATACTGTTCTCATCAAACCCCAATTTTTCAGACTTTTCGGCGACATCTTCTGGGGTAGTACCGTCAGTAACTAAATAACCCCTTGCCGTATGAAAAAATGCACCTTTGTATATGAATACCGTATGCTCATCATAAAACGCAACCCAATAGAACTCATTTTCTGTACATTCTTTGATGATAGAGGAATCATATGGTATGTCTTTATCATTGGCATCAATGTAATAAGTATCTTCTTTTGAAAAGTTTTGATTATTGTAGTTTTCCAAAAAGTATTCGCCGACTTCAATTGCCGTCTTTTCTTCATCAGAATATTCCATTTCTGAAGTTATAGCGTTTGAGCCGATAGCGTTTTCATAAAAGTTTTCCTCAATATTGCAACCACATAGCGATATTACTGAGAATAACAAAATAATCAATATAGGACGTTTCATAAATATCCTGCACTTTCATAATTTTATTTGTGATATGATTATCCTTTTTGCCATTTATTATATCACACCCCACCAGAAAAAGCAAGGAGGTATCCCATGTATTTCACCCTTATCCTCGAAAACGAATCCGGCGAACAATTGAATCTGTCCGCCACTGCCAACCAATACATGACCTCCAAAATCGAAGGTCTAAATCCGCCTGCCGGAACGATTTCCACTTCTTCTTACGCAGGCATGAACGGCAGCTACCTGAACAACGCTTTCATTGAAAAACGAAACGTGGTCATTTCCTTTGCCATGCGTGGCATCGGCATCGAGAAACGGCGGCATCAGCTGTATCATGTGGTCAAGCCGTCCCGATACATCAAGATTTGGTACAAGACGGCGAACATCGATGTCTATGCCGAGGGGTATGTAGAAACCTGCGAAGTGTCAAATTTCGAGCAGCAGATCAGCGGGCAGATCTCCATTCTCTGCCCGGACATTTACTGGTACAGTCGAGATATTTTTTATGCCTACTACAGCGGCGTGATCGGAGCATTTCACTTTCCCTTTCCGGAGAGCGATGCTCCGTTTCCTTTGGGCGTGTATGCCACCAACGATACCTTTTCCATTGTCAATGACGGAGATGAAACCGGATTCACACTGCGAATTGAGGCATTGCCCAGCGACATTCCGCAGGAAGTGGTGGCAGTGACACCGACCATCTACAACGAAAATGGCGAATATCTGCAAATCAAAGGTGATATTCTGACCGGCGATGTCATTACGGTTACCACGAAAACCGGAAACAAGACCGTCACCTTGACCAGAAACGGCGTGGACAGCAATATCCTGAACCGGCTGGTTTCCGGTTCGACTTGGCTGACCTTGAAGGAAGGCACAAATATCTTTCGGGTCGAGGCAGTTCGTGGCGTGAAAAAGCTGCGTGTGACATTGATGCACCGCAATTCCTATCTGGGGGTATAGCTATGCAGTTGGAAATTTACAGCTTGACGGCTCTGAAAGACCAGATCTCTGTGTCACTGGAAGCCATCTGCGACAGCTATTCTTCGCTCTTATGGGACATTGAGTTCTACCAGTGCGGCTGTTTTGAGGTGTATATTGCTGCCAGTCCGCAGAATGTATCCATCTTTCAGCGTGGCAGAATTGTGGCGAGGAGCGATGATGCACAGCATTTTGGCATCATTGAATCCCTGCAATTGGAGACGGATGCCGAAAAGGGCGATTACCTGACTGTCACCGGACGGTTTCTTGCCAGCCTGCTGGAACGAAGAATCATCTATCCCACCATCATCGCAAACGGCAGCTATGAGGACATCGTCCGCAAGGTGCTGTCCCGCAATGTGATTTCTGCCGGAATCCGCAATCTGCCCGGTTTTTCCATGGGGACGGTTTCCGGCGACTGCTGGCAGAAAACCGCACGAATGCAAGTCAGCTATGACAATATTCTGGAATGGCTGTACAGCCTTTGTGAAACCATCGGCGGTTCGGCAAATGTGCGGCTGGATGGAAATGCACTGAAATGCGA